GGTGCACCAGACAATCCTGGTGCGATTTTATATCATGTTCCAACAAGAACAGGACAAAAAGATAACTATAACTTAAGCGTAGGTATATCTGCTACATGGTCTAGACCACTAGATAAGAAACTACAAGATCAATGTAAAGAAGCAGTTGATACTCAGATAGCATTACAAAAGCAACTGACTGCCAATAAACGCCTAGACTTTGAGATCGCGAGACTCAAAAATTGCGGTAATTTAATGAAAGAGGGTATATCATTCCACCCCAAGAGTCCATACTATAGTGTATGTGCTGACGTTGTTGTGCAGAATGTTAATGTAATTCCTCCACATATACACGAGATTATACCTAACGAGGTTTCTTTGGACGCTTCACCTTTAGGGGAGGTAAACCTCTCTTTGCCCTAATAGCATTTGCTTTTATCTCTAATCTACTAGGTGCAGGAGGTTCTTTACCTAAGAACTTTTGAATCCTTTTAATTATTTGTTTAACAATAGGTTTAACAACCTTCAATAATAATGGAGTTGCTGCAGCAGCAGCGGTTGCAACTACTGCGATAGATGCTGTAGTGCTGACTTGATTTGCAGTAGGCAGATACTTTTGGACTGGAGATGTGTCTTCATATAATACTACACAGGTTTTTCCATCTTCACTTAGTTCGTGACCAATAACTCTTTCATCTCCACTTGCAGTTAGGTCACCAACTCTAGGTTGATTAGGTGCAGGACACTCTGTTTCTTTTGGAGTTTTAACTGGGGGTACTTCAGTCTCTGGTGTTACTTCGTCTGGTGGAGATTCTACTGGAGGAACTGGTGCAACATATTCATACTTCAAACTTTCTGGTGAATAGTCTATAGGATTGAACGAAGGCATACCTGCGTCACAAAAGATCTTTGATCCTTTGGGATCATCACCAACAAGATTATCGTTTTTATCACTACCTTCATGTGCCTCAACACACCCAGGCATGTCAATAACAGGCACACCAATTTGTTGTGTGACAGGAGGATATATAGGAATTGCCTGAGGTGGACTAGAAGTCAACCACTCAGGCAAATCCTGTATAAACGTTCTAGGGATATTGATACTTCTAATATCAAGATTCTTTATCTGAATCTGTGGTATTTCCATCGTCTACCTCACAGTTAGCATTAAGATCATTCACCATATTGCCACCTAGTTCTGCTCCTTGTTCTCCACCGAACATCGCAATCCAACCTGCAGCAATCCAACCAACAAAGGGGATAGAGGAAACAGCAGGAGCAGCAGCAGCACCAATACTAGTCCCAACAAGTCGCCCCGTTTGCTTTCCACCACCGACCGCCTCGATGCACGCGACAGACTTTTTTGAGATCCCTTGCCTCCCACCTGCACTCCCATCCTGCCATGAGCGAGGGTTGGATACAGGTCCACCTTGATTGGTTGATCCGTCCATGACGTACTCTTCAGTAACTTGAGTCTTGGTTCTCCCAAATCCCAGAAATCCAGACGGTCTTACAACATCCTTAGTGATGAACATTGTCTTAGGATCGTTTGCAGTATAGTTAATCTTATATCCATCCTCATCTGCTACTGCAGTATAAGAAGTATAAGGTCCTACTGGTACATTTAATGCGGGTAGTTTCATTTTATTATTGGTGGCGATCATACCGATCATACCAATATGTGAAATACCAACAATGGTACCTAAACTAATTCCTACCCACTTATTCATAGTCCTAGACCTGGTGTAATTGGTAAAGCAGGAATTGCTGCACCTGTGACCTTAGGCATTTGACCTGCAGTAATATCTGGAAGTGCGTCAGTGATATTACCTGTAAGTGATCCTAGTGCTTTCTCTTTGATGTTCTCTATAATGGCATCCTTTTGTACATATAGATACACACCACCGCCAACAACGGAAAGAGATACAACGAAAGACGAAAGAGCGAGTACATTAATAATTTTTTGCATGATAGTTACTTAGTGTCAGGAACGATTTTAACAGGACCAGATTCGATCCTTATGGTTTGTGCAGGGGCAGTTTCAGATGCTTTCTGAATAAGAAACTCCATGTCCTTTTTAGATATAGGAGCAGGTTCATTACCACCATTAGCACCATTCTTTTTCTTACCTGCTGCCTGGACGCCAAAAGTAGCTAACGTCCCTGTAAAAACGCTGGCTATGAAAGTCGGATCCAGTTTCTGTTCAGGTATTTTTAATGCTTCAGGCAACTTAACATATGCTAACGTCAAGATCCCTGCGGACCAAAGAAGCACCGCCAATCTCACAAATGTAGAGAGAATTGCTAGTTGCTCTTCCTTGTCCTCAGCATGTTCTTTTAGTTTTCCTAGAAGACCTTTTTCTTTGTCGTCTGGTTTTTTATCTACCATTTATAATACAAAAACTCACACACTATCTATACAATATAAATTTCCAGAAATAGATATACGATGTTCATCTGATGTATAGAAAGGATTGACACCGTGATTAAGTCTTGCGGGGAAGAATGCTATCTTCCATTCAAAGGATTTGTCTATGTGTAGATACTCTGTGTCTAGTCCACCTAGTGCTGTATTGTATTGGAACATGAATGCTGCTGTTTCATCTCCATTTGTTTTATATCTCTCTCGTTCTTTTTGTAAATCATATGGGACTTGTACCCAGATTACAAATGAAAACAACCCACTGTGTATATGCAGAGGGTTGAAGTCATATTTACTTTGAAAGTTTACCCAAAGTCTTTGTAGTTTAAAATCACTATGATCAATATCTCGCATTCTCTCTGCAATACCCATGGCAGGTTGAATACCAAACTGCTTGATATACTCAAAACCAAGGCACCTAGTAAAGGCACATACCTCCTTTGTTAGAGGTAGATGCCACTCTTCTTCTAGATGACCCCTCAGAGTGTCCCTAGCGTCCGTCTCAGGGGTCTTAGAGAGCGTGTTGATGCTTTGCTTTAGTTCTTCAACTACTGGAGAGGGAACCTCTGCTAGTAGGTATCCAGGTGATTTGAACCACTGGACATGATAATTAAAGTCGCTCATTCGGTGATGCGTTTTTTACCAATATTGTATTTAGATTCCAGAGTCCAATCTCCTTTCTCTTTATACGCAATAACTTTAATCTGACTTAGTGGTGCCACACCTTTAATTGTATCATCTTTTACGATCTCTACTAGACCCCAATCAGATAATAGTTTAATAATTCTGTTCCTTCTTTGTACATCATTATCTGATAAGTTTGCTTTCTTACCATCTAGTGCGAATAGTTCTTTAAAATGTACAATGTAGTATTGTCCCTTTTTGTGTAGGATGTGACAAGACTGATAGAGTTTCTTTTCTTTACGAGAGGCAACTCCAATACGAGTGAGTGTTTCGCGAACCTTCAAGAAATCATCTGGTTCCTTGAGAGTCACCTCAATCATATCATCTTTAGTCCACTGGACTTCATTAACTTCACTCATCTTTTCTTACCCCCTTTGTTCAGTTTGTCTTTAATGTAATCTAGATGTGTAGGAGATAGGATTCTCAATGCTTGTTTTGCCTTTTCATTACTATAACCATAGTATTCCTTGACAACTTCAAGATCATTCACCTTATCCTTCTTACCCCAAGGAGAAAATCTCTTACGGGGTCTCACGATATTTATAAAGAAATCATATTGCAAACGGTTTGGTAGATGAGAACACATATTCATCTCATTCGCATACAGAACTGTATCCATGTGATGTGACATACATTTGTTGATTACAAATGCAGGATAGTTCTTTTCCCATGCAGGGTCTTCACTGTCCATCAAGTTCTCTTTGTTGAGATTGATAGAGTTTAGATAATCCTTGAGAGGATACCTATCATCATATTTCATAATTTAGAAGAAGTAGTTCTTTACGTTCTTGTTGGTCTTTCATATAATCACCAACAGATCTCATAGTATATGTATGATCATACTCTTGTGCATTCCAACCCTTAAATCTTTCTTTGATTAGATTGTCAGAGTTGTATGAGATCATTTGATCAGAAGACATCCTTGAACAAGTCTTATGAAATGTTTCATGAGAGAATGTACTATGCATTGTACCCTTCTTTCCATACAAATTATCTTTGATGGAGTATGGAGGATCTAGATATAGGAATACTGCCTGATCATCACTCATCAATTTCTCATACGACAAGTTAGTGATATGCCATCTTTGAATGAGTCGGGAATAGTCGGGGAGTTTTTCGATTCCTCGCATTGAAAAGTTTTGGTCGGACGCCTGGGCAGAAAAGGATGAGGACTCAGTGAGACCAGAAAAAGAGCACTTGTTAACAACATAAAAACTACAGGCACGATGAAAGGGTTCACTACTAGCGAGGGGTAGGTCGAGATATTGTCTTGATTCGAGGAAGAGTCCTCTTGCTGATTCTCTGTCGGGGTATCTTGATTTGAGTTGGATGAGTTCATTGGTTAGTTTTTGACCAGAGATTTGTAACTGTTTCCAAAATGTATATAATGGTTCATACAAGTCATTTACCCAGATACTGATATGAGGATACTGTTGTGCAACATACAATGCAACAGAACCGCCACCTAAAAATGGTTCACGATACTCTGCATAATCACCTAGTGGAGGGAAGTAAGGTGCCATCTTCTTAACAGCACGAGACTTTCCACCAGGATAACGAAGGGGAGTTTTTAATGATGTTGCTACAGGCATCACTGAATAATCATAGGAATTGCTTTTGGGTCAAAACCGCCACCGTACCCTGGACCTACTGGATACTTAGGGTTAAAAAACTCAGGTGGAATCAAATCAGGGATTTCAATCATAAGTGGAGCATCTAAAACTCTTTGAACAGATTCTGCCATACGTCGGAAACCAGTTCCAACATAAATTTGTCCTGCAACAACTGCAATAGTAGCAGTGCCCCAGAACATGTAGTAGAACCTACTCTTTACTTGTGCTCTTACTTTTTCTTTCTTAGTCGTCATGGTCATCAAATGGGTCCTCCAACCCTTCATTAGCAAAGAATCCTCTATAGATTCCATACAAGATAAAAATTACTGTGATCACTGCGATACTAATACCGAGAGTGATGTTTGGATCTGCATTGTAATGTGGGATAATCGCATTACACTTCGTCCAAGTACCAGGCAATGTATAGACTGGTGGGCAAGATGCCAATAGTTCGCGTATAGCGATCATTTCTGTTCCCATTAATTAAAGTTACACTCCATCATTAATTGTGTTAAACATGCTAAAAGATTTATCTCCTGATCTGCAACGAATGCAGACTTGTATTGATAATCTGCAATAATCATTACAGCAGCAGCGACGGATGGACCGTCCATCAATGTAGAAAGATTGTCATACATCTGACGTAGGATAGCAGCAGGATCTGAATCTAGATTCTGTTGTACCCATTTCTTAACATCATTGAATTTCTTTTGCTTCATAGCAGAAACAAGTGTATCAATATTGGCATCACCTAGAGTTGCTAGGATACCAGTATCAATACTACCTGTAGATGCATATCTTTGAAGTTCATTCAAAGTGCGTCGGAAGTCAGGATAGTATTTCTGTACAACCTCAGCAACAACCTTATCGGAGAAGGTTACATCTTCTGCGGTAAGAATGCCTTTACACCTTGCAAAGAATGCTGCAGCAAGTTCTTGTTTGACCTTACCACGAGCATTGAAATCGATAACAGTTGTTCGACTATGTAGGGGTTCAATAATCTTATTCTTGAAATTACAAGTAAAGATAAATCGACAGTTCTTTTGGAATGTTTCTATCGATGCACGAAGTAAGAGTTGTACATCTGGGGTAGTGTTGTCTGCTTCATCAATGATAAGGATCTTGTGTTTTGATCCTGCTGTAAGTGAAACAGTTGCAGCAAAGTTTTGTGCTTGGTTTCTGACCGTATCGAGGAATCGACCTTCGTCCGATCCATTGATGACATAAAAGTCTGCTCCTAATTCATTACAAAGTGCTTTCGCGATTGTTGTTTTACCTACACCTGCTGTGCCAGACAAAAGGAGATTAGGAATCTCCCCTTGCTCAACAAAACTGGAGAAGGTATCTTTCACATTCTGAGGTAAGATGCACTGTTCGATATTCTTCGGACGGTACTTCTCAACCCAGAGAAAATCATCAGGCATTAGGTTCAAGTGCAATAAAGTATTTGATGCCCTTTCCAATGAAGAGAGCAACGTTTTTGCTGCTGATAGATACGTCATACGCACCTGCAAGCAGTTTCAGATTCTCAACTCGGAAACAGTAACAGAAGTTTTGATCTGTGTCTCCAACCTTGACTGAGAAATTATTAGAGGTTTCGTTCTTTTTGTCAGTGACACAAAGATTCATTTCTTCTCCATCACCAAACAGACAAAGGTCTGGGAGTTGATAGATAGATGCTGCCTTGTTCAGTTGCTTCAGTGTTTCAGCATCCAAATGGAACTGAACATCAGTGCTAGGAAGTTTGATCTCTTCCTCAGGTGCCTGAGTAATGATATCAGGATCAGCATAGAAGTATCGAGTCTTAGACCGACCAACCTGATCACTGACAGTTACAAAACTCTTGCTTGTAGTATCGATCTTTGGTTGATCGAAAAGAGACAGACCTCCAAGAAAAACACCTAGGTCATAAATGCTGATCTGGGAATCAAACTGTTCTTCAACCTCAGCAATGGCAAGAATGTTTTTGTTGATGCTAAGAGTAGCAATCTTGTTACCTGGATTGATAACAATAGATTTGTTGATCGTACAAAAGTTCTTAAGGACTTCAACTGTTTGTGGAGTGATTACTGTCATTGAGGATAGATTTCGGTGTCTTTGTCTTTTTGATTGAAATGGTAAAGGAGTACAGCATAGTGCATGATCTTCAAAAGATCCATCTTTGCGGATCCCTTTCTGTCATAGCGTGAAGCGTACTTAAGAATATTACTACGACAGAATGCTTCAGCGTCCCCACATGCTTGAATCAAATCGAGAGTTTGAATACTGTCGTTTCCCGAAGAATAATGCCGACCATACGTCGAACTGATGTATGATCGGAGTTCTTCGATAATCGTATCTTCTTGATACTTCATAATAAAGAGGGTTTAGTCCTCTTCATTATACTCTGTATCTTCTCCTGCGTCAACCTTTGTATAAAGATCGAGGAAAGATTGCTTGGTGTCGTTGTCGAAACGATTCACACAATGTGTGACTGCTTGAAGACGATCGCCAAAGATAGCGTATGCCCTAGCAATGTGAACTAGACGACGAGTAGTGATAACTTCATCAACACCACCATCATAGAAAGTCTTACGGATAACTCCTGCCCACTTGATGAGGTTCTCAGTGAAATCTTTGTCGCACTTGTTAGCAAGAAGAATCTTGGTCTCGATAGCAGCAGAAGGATACTCTTGCTCGATAGTGATCGGGAAACGCTCAAGGAATGCTTCGTTCAGTACATTAGTACCAACGAACCTACCATCGTCAGATCCTTTACCCTTAGTGTTTGCAGTTGCGATTACAGTGAATCCTGCAGCAGGGCGAACATACTTACCGATCTTCTTCAGATACACACCTTTGCCTTCAAGAACGGATTGTAGGCAGAGAATCTTGTTACTAGCAAGGTCAATCTCGTCGAGTAGCAGGACTGCACCTCTTTCGAGTGCTTCAACGACAGGTCCGTTATGCCAAACAGTTGACCCATCAACAAGACGGAACCCACCAATAAGATCATCTTCATCAGTTTCAATAGTAATGTTTACACGAATCA